GCTATAATTGTATACCAATGTGAACGTGATCTAATGTTTATGGATCTTCAACCCCCGGATAATCTACAACTTAGAATATCTTATATGTTAAACGAGATGACTGAAGACTTATTTAAAATTTTACTTCAACGTCAAGAAAAGTTTCTAGATAAGTCAAGAGATATCTCACAAATATTTGAAATGATATCTAATACAGGTGGAGATCTTCTAAGACAATATATACTTGATCAAGAAAAACACGATGAAATATTCGGAATCATAGAAAAACTCGTCGATTATAGTGATGAAATATTCACTGTAATTCGTAAAAGATATAATTCTGCATTTCCTAGAAAATTAATTCTATGAATACAGTAAGATGGTCATTCTATTGTTCCTCATTGTATTATTGGTGTACCTGCTTCCCACATATCCCAAACCGGTGGTAATCGAAAATTTCATAAATGAAAAGGAATGTGCTTATATTATCGAACAGGCAAAAAAAGAGTTACAAGTATCTACAGTAGATAAGGATAGACGAGTTGATGAGCGTATACGAAAGAGTGAGACGGCATGGCTAAGTGGTAATACCGACTATACGGTTCGACGTATTATAAAGAAATGTGTGAGTCATACGGATAGGCCATTCAAGAATTGTGAACAACTCCAAGTTCTACGATATACAGAGGGTGGGCACTACAAACCTCACCAAGATGTCTTTTATCAAGACAAGAATAAGAGATTGTACACTTTCATCATAGCTCTCAATGATGATTACGAAGGGGGTGAAACAGCTTTTCCAGTTATAAAAGAAAAATATAAACTCAAGGCTGGTGATGCGCTCTTTTTTCACACATTGGATAACTATGGGTTAGACACATCCGATGCTTTACATGGCGGACAACCTGTAAAGTCCGGGGAGAAATGGGTTTGTAATTTATGGGTGCACAAGCACCCTTATTAAAGAATTAATACATACTTTAAATAGATGAATCTTGATAAAGATATGTACATGAAAGTTGGCAATCTATTGTCTCGTGATATATGTAAAATTGCCGAACGTTATGCTTTATATGATAGATATAATGAGAATGATAAACACGAAGATAAGCAGGTTATTGGAAGTCATGAGAAATATGCAGACTCATTAACGGAAAGTTTATTATTATTTTTAAAACCTGAAATCGAAAAACATTCAAATTTAAAACTTATTCCTACATATTCATTTTTTAGAATTTATAAATCCGGTCATGTTTTAGAAAACCATACGGACAGACCTGCATGTGAAATATCTGTAACAATTCCCTTGGGGTTTAAATATAATGGTAAATCTGGTGATTATTTATGGCCATTACATGTATATGTAAATGAAGAAAAACGATACATACCATGCGATATTGGAGATGGTCTAATTTATAAAGGGTGTGAAATAATGCATGGCCGAGAATCACTGGATGCTGATAAAGGTTCTTATCAGATACAAATGTTTTTACATTATGTTGATGCTAATGGACCATACGCGGAAAAACATAAATATGATGGTAGACCCAATATTGGTATAAAAAAAACGACACAAAATGGGATATTCTTATTAAAGGATTAATTAATGAATAAAGTAATGTTTCATTACTATATAGAACCTAAAGTAATACCAGACTTTTTGACAGAAGATGAGATTGAATATATTAAAAAGGAGTCTATCAACAATTTTAGACCGTCTCGTGTGGGAAAAGGGCGCGAGGATCGTGATTTCCGTAAGAGTGAAACCGTACTATTTGCGATCAGCGATCCAATAGCAAACCGTATTTCTAGAAAGTGTGCCGGTCTCACAAATAAACCAATCACACACTGTGAAAAATTACAAGTGGTGCGGTACAAAGAGGGTGGGTACTACAAATATCATTATGACATTTGTGAAACGAATGTAAATAACCAAAGACTATATACATTCATCATTGCCTTGAACGACTATGAAGGGGGTGAAACAGAATTTCCACAGTTAAATGTAGAATATAAGTTGAAAAAGGGGGATGCTTTATTTTTTCATACTTTAGATAATCATGAATGTGATACTTCTTTGGCTTTACATAGTGGAAAATATGTAAAGTCCGTAGAGAAATGGATTTGTAATTTATGGGTATGGATTAACCCTATACCTGAACTTCGCCACGTTCAATGAGCTTCTTACGATTTTCTAGGTGAAGTCCTTCGACGAGGGATTTGTTCTGTGCTCCATATGGAACCGCGTAGTGATTATCCACCAACCACTTGTTCACATTGGTCCATACACCATCTTCAGAGACCCAAACCTCTCCGAGTACACGACCAAACTTACCCCTAGAATCCGCCTCCGGGCATCTGAGTTCGATTTCAACGTCATCCTTCTCAGATGCGACCGCTTTTAGACACCATTCCTTGAGCTTCTTCTTAGAGAGAAGGCCAAAGACCTTCTCCTCCTTATCCGAAGTACGGGATTCGGGGGTGTCGATACCTAGAAGACGGACACGCTGCTTTGTGCATACATCAAAACCTAAGTCAATATTCACATCAATGGTATCACCATCAACAACCTTCTCGAGAGAGGAGACACGGTACTTGAAATTACAAGCTTCAACGTTATAAGAGGACATCTTATATATAATTATAAACTTAAAACTTTAATACTCTCATATATTAGATGAAGTGTGTGGCTACCTTTTCTGAAAATAGTCTGTACAAAATAAAACTAGCAAAGACTCGTAAGAATGTCCTTGAATCTATATACCAACGACCAAGTATCGCAGAGGTGAGACCAATCAAGGAGAATCTGAGACTTCGTTTACGCTTCACAGAAGCGATAAAAGAAGCACAGGAGATGTGTAAAATTGATAAGGATTCATCTGAATGTCATTGGGCCTGGTATGAGGTTGATGAATTAGAGGATTCTATGCTACGTCTATATCCCGATAGACGGTAACAATTGGGGGATCGTCGTCATATCCATAATAACGAATTGATATTCCAAAAAGTTTCGTTATTTCTGGATCAATTTTTTCGTTAATTTCTCTTTTCCAATTTTTTATAGTTGTTTGAAAATATTCAATCCCATTATCGGAAAATACACAAATACGCATGAATGGTCTACTACGCACATTTCTCATATATTCATGTACAGCCTCAGGTAAAGGCGATGCCCTCATGTATGCCGATTTAAGGATATTAATAACGTAGTATCCATGTGAATCACAAATTATATTAACTTGCATTTCAGGGAACCCTTTGATAAATGCTTCGAAATCCGCATTACTAGGGAGGGTTGTGAATACAGGTGTATTCTGGCATATAACCTCGTCATGGTAACCAATGCCCGGGTGTGTGTGAAATGACATTTCGGAATACCAAACTCTATCAATTTCAGGAACATCAACACGGTTTCGTTTTTTTGATGTAACGATATTTGGTTTACTAAAATTGAAATTTTTGTACTCGATATTACCAGCAAATTCCCATTGTTTGACAGAAGATAACTTACTCACTTCTTTCAAATCATGAACCACCTCACGAGAAAGTTTTATTCTCTTCTTTCTTAATGCCATATTTGGGCGCATGAGTTTAAATTTCATGGACACTAACCTGTTATACACTGAGAATTTATCGGGTTATATTTTTAACTATGTATCTACATTCATTATTACATTTTTATCAAGTAGTGTAATTACACCCAATTCACTCCATGTATAGTACCGAATGGATATACCAAACTGTTTGCGCATGATAGGGTCTATATATTTATTAATAGTTCTTTTCCATTTTTCGGGTGTAGATGTATAATACTGAAATCTACCCCGAGGAACTGATACTCGACGAAATTCGTAACCATTCATGAGTTCATTAAATATTTGAATTACTCTATTAGGGTTTGGTTTATTCATATTTGTTTCGATGAGATCTATGATATAGTAACCTTGATTTTCTAAGATAAGATTTGCTTGCATTTGAGGGTAAGCGTTTATATACGTCCTCAAATCTGGTTCACTCGGATATGTAAATAGTGGGAGTTCATTTTCTGGTACTGGGTGTGTATGATAAACTATATACTGTGTCAATTCTTCTTGTGTGGGTGTAACATTCGCTATTCGATTATTCGTATGAGCTGTCGGTGTATTGAATTTAACATAATTCCTTGTATTATTGATAGTAAACGGGATAGTACCGGCATATTCAACTTGTCGAGTCCACGTTCGAAAGTAAATTTCTTTTAGATTATCGATTAGTTTCCGGCTTAACCTAACAGACATATACCTATTGTTCGCTTTCGTAATTGTACCAAGATTATACTT